GACGTGTGCTCTTCCGATCTAAGAAGTCACCTGCTACAGGAACTGCTAAAGCTAGCGGTGGTGGTAGTGCAAGAGTAAGTAAAGCTGACGCAGCTGAAGCCCTAACAAGTGCTTTAACTGACGCAGGTCAAGTAGTCGATGCAGATATTATCGACAAACTGACTGGTAAGGCTTCTGTTTACTTTACAGGTGTACTGAACAACATTAACAATGGCTAAATAATACTAATCCATTACTAGAAAAGAAAGAGTTTTCTTAATAGTAATGGAGTATTATAGTGAAAAAAGATGAGTTCTTAAGAACTGTATCAGATTGTGGCGACGCAATCATAACCTATAGGTCTACAAACAGTAGAAAACTTAAGTATAATGTTTGTACCCTAGACTTCGATAACAAGTATATCCAAAGCAAGAAAAATCGTGCTAAGGAAACCCCCGATTCAGTTCTGCTGTTTTGTTGGGATACTGACAGTTATCGCCTATTACAACCTAAGAATGTTACTAGTATACAACCTTTAAGTAGTATACTTAGGAACAAACGATGAAGTTGCATGAAGCCCCTGAGTTATATGAAAAAGTAATCTCTGAAAATGAAGAGGGGACGGAGCAAGTCAAATTAACTATCAATACTTTCTACGATACAGAGTATCTGCATTTAAGAAAGTATTATCTCGACTTCGATGGTGACTTCAAGCCATCAAAGGACGGGATAGCAATGAAGCTAGACTTCAATAACTCCAAGGGGTTATTTGAGGGACTAGTTGAAATCCTATCTCTAGCAGAGAGTAAGAGTATTCTTGAGACGCACTTCAAGGATATTTTGGACGAAATTTACCTTCCGTGAATTTAGTTCTTGACTTTGCTTGTGATTTTTGATATAATATATAAATGGAAAATATGAAAGCACTACTACAGCAAGCGTCCGAAGATTACTATAATGGTAAGCCTACGATGTCAGATGAACAATTTGATAAGCTAGCCGTATATGCTAAATATGACGAGGTTGGTTACTCTAGTAGAGATAATAGAGTGCCCCATGCGTTTCAGATGTATTCATTACAGAAGATATTTTCCAATGAGCTTGATAAAGACCCGTTAGCTGACTATAAGGGAGCGACTATTGTTTCTCCTAAACTAGATGGCGCGGCTGTATCATTGCTTTATGTTTCGGGACAACTACACAAAGCCCTTACTCGAGGAGACGGAAAACGTGGTCTGGATATTACAGACCACATGAAGACTCTAGTACCTAATTCATTAGGTAAGTTTACGGGTACTTTGCTTCAGATTACTGGAGAGGTAGTTGCTCCCAAAACTATCAAGAACGCTCGGAACTACGCCGCAGGCGCTCTCAATCTTAAAGACACATCAGAGTTTCAAAGTAGAGACTTGCGTTTCATAGCTTATGGAGTGCAAGAATCATGGAATGAGGCTTGGACTATGGATATGTCTTACCTAAATTCGTTTGGTTTTGATACAGTTCTGTCTAATGACTGGACTGCATACCCTGACGATGGTATTGTCTTTCGTGTAGACAACTATAAGGATTTTTATTCTCTAGGATATACCTCTAAGCACCCCCGAGGTGCATATGCGCTAAAGCAGCGTAATGAAGGAGTTATAACTAAATTAGTTGATGTTATATGGAATGTAGGCAAATCGGGGGTTGTAGCACCTGTAGCTATTCTCGAACCAGTTGATATCGATGGCGCAACAGTCAGTAGAGCCACTCTACACAATATGCGCTACATCAAAGACCTTAACCTAGAAATAGGATGCTTGGTCGAAGTAATCCGTAGTGGAGAAATCATACCTAGAATAATATCAAGGGCTAATTAGTGAAAGATGTGAAGAATTTTTGGACAGTATGGAAGCACGCTCTTGGTTCTTTTGACGAAGAAGATGGGTACGACGCACAAAACGAAAACAGAATATCAATAATACGCACATTTATTGTCGTATCTAATTTACTCTGTGCGTACCTTTTTATGGCTAATATAATAATAGGTTGGCTATGAACAGAAAAATATTTCGAGCAGCAATGGCACTAAAGAAAGCATGGAAGAAGTGGTGGCGAATCTGGGCAAAGAGCCTAGGAGAAAAAGTAGGAGAAACGGATAATCAAGCAAACACAGTTGCTATGGTACGCACCTTTTGGTGGATAGTACATATATTAACTTGTTTTATGATTATAGTTCACAACGCAACTAAACTAGGCTGGATATGATAGCTATGGGAATTATTACAATGATAGACAAATTGTTAGACAAGTTGAGTGATGTATCTCTAAGATTACTAGTAATAACCTCTATATTATTATGGCCGGTATTGCTTGTGGTAATTCTTTTTGGGTGGTTACTTGGCTAGTAAAGGGATATATAACCAGACTTACTTCGAGAATAATCCTGAAGAAAGAGACAGGGAAGGTGTACTTTACGGAATTGTACTAGTCAATACGAAGACATTCGAGAGAGAATGCATCAAGGTAGGAATAGCCAGTGGAAAAGATTGGCGGCATATTATAAAGCGTAGCAGGGGCTTCAAAGGATACGATATTCGTATACAGAAGGTTTGGAGCAGCACTCTTTATAATGTGTGGGCACACGAAGTGTACCTACACGAAATATATAAGGACGATAAACATGTTCCTATGTTTAAGTTTGGAGGTCACACTGAGTGTTTCAAAATTGATTCCCTCATTCTTCAGGACTTTCCAAAAAATAAATCTTGACATAGAACCTGAATTTTGTTATAATATATAAATAGAAATTAAGAGAGAAACGAATGAAGCAAATAATCCCGCCATCGAATTGTCCAGCATGTATGCTAGACCTCGTGTGGGAGAAAGATCAACTCTTTTGTCATAACACTACTTGTAGTGGTAAGACGAGTAAAAAGATTGAGCATTTTGCAAAGACTCTCAAAATAAAAGGTCTCGGACCTCGCACAGTAGAAAAGTTACAGATAGATTCTATCTTTGACCTCTACGAGCTACCACTAGAAATAATGATAGATGCGTTGCAATCCGAGAAACTCGCAGTTAAACTTAGTAGAGAAATTGAGAGTAGTAAAACTGTCGACTTAGTCGAATTACTACCCGCCTTCTCTATAAAACTAATTGGTAACACAGCCTCCCGTAAAATATGCTCAGTAGTAAAACATATCACTGACATCAATGAAGAGACATGCGACCAAGCAGGATTAGGCCCAACTGCAACAGAGAATTTACTAGATTGGTTAATCGAAGAATTTACCAATGGATATGACAGATTACCTTTCAGTTTCAAACAGAAAGAACTATTAGTTCCTAAGACAGAAACCAAAGGGGTAGTTTGTATCACAGGAAAACTCAAAAGCTATAAAACAAAAGCAGCCGCAACACAACACTTAGAAAACATGGGCTATCTTGTTAAAAGCAGTTTGACTAAAGATGTTACAATCTTAGTAAACGAAAGTGGTATCGAATCCACTAAAACACAGGCAGCCCGAGATAAGGGCGTATTAATAATAACAAACTTAAAAGAAATATAGGAAACCAAAATGGCATTACCAAAATGGACAGACGAAAGAACACAACAACTTGTGGACTTCGTTGGAAACACATCACCTATTTCACAAGCTATGGTTGCAGACGCAGCCACTGACTTAGAGACTTCAACAAGAAGTGTCTCGTCTAAGCTTAGAAAAATGGGTCACGACGTAGAACTTGCATCTTCAGTATCAAACAGAACTTTTTCTGAAGACCAAGAAGCTACTTTATCAAACTTTGTATCTGATAACTCAGGTGCATATACTTATGCAGACATCGCATCATCTTTCGAAGATGGTCAATTCTCTGCTAAATCAATACAAGGCAAAATTCTATCAATGGAATTAACTGGCCATGTAAAACCAGCTGAGAAGCCGGAAGCTGTTAGAACTTACTCTCCCGAAGAGGAAGCTACATTTACTACTATGGTAAATGGTGGGTCTTTTGTTGAAGAAATCGCAGAAGCTCTAGGCAAATCTGTTAATTCTATCAGAGGAAAAGCTCTTAGCTTGCTAAGAAGTGGCGATATTAACGCTATTCCTAAGCAAAAAGAAACTAAAGGTAGCTCTAAAGCTGATCCTTTAGCGGAAGTTAACGATATCGACAACATGACTGTTGAAGCTATTGCTGACGAAATCGGCAAAACTGTAAGAGGCGTTAAAACAATGTTGACTCGTAGGGGTCTAACTTGTTCCGATTACGACGGAGCCGCAAGAAAAGAAAAAGCATCTAGCTAAATCTTTTTTTACAAAACTTAGAGCAGGGGGATTATCCTCTGCTCTTTTTTATCTGGGAGGGTAGACTTTGAACTTAACTTCAGCTTTGTTGAAGCAAATAATAACGCAAGAAGATTTTGAATCTTGGGGAAACCTTAGAGTTAATTATCTTAGTGCCGAGTATCAGTCCTTACACAAGGTCATGGATACTCATATTAAAAATTTCAGAAGTCTCCCTACCTTTGATGACCTCAAACTATCCATTCGTGATAGGAAGCTACAAGAAAAAGTATTTGCAATCGAAGCCGTCGAGGTAGATATCGACGCTTGGGTTCTGCTCGAGTACTTAAAAAATGAGTACACGCAAGTAGAAATACTAGATGAGCTGGATAAGTTCATTGACAAAACTGTAGCTATATCTTCGGCAGAAGAAAACGTTGAAGCAATTCAACAGATTGTTCTAGATGTGGGCGAACGAGTAGACCTCAAAGCTCCCGAAGAAAACATGCAAACAATTCCCTTGTTTGATTCAGAGAAAGACCTTAAGAAGTTCTTACCTCTTGGCCTCAATGATGACTATGACCAAACACTTAAGTTCTCTCCCAGAGACTTGATACTTGTTGGTGGTCGCAGAGGTGCAGGTAAGTCTATCACTTGTTGTAACATTGCTAACAATGTTTATGAGCAAGGTAGAAGTGCTCTTTACTTTACCATAGAAATGGACAGCCGTTCTATTCTACAAAGAATGTGTGCCTTAGGCGCTCGTATTCCTATCTCCCGATTAGCTACACGAAACTTGACAACTGTCGAGTGGGATAGAGTAGCCGCATGGTGGGCAGGAAGATTTGATGGTGGAGCTGAATTACTACCAGAGTTCGCTGAACACAGGGATTTTGACGCATTTCACACGAAACTTCAAACTGTTCCTTTAAACAAAGATAGACAAATTGATGTCGTGTATGACCCAGTGCTTAGCCTCTCTAGAATTCGACAAGAACTAGAAACCAAGGCTAGCCAAACAGATTACGGAGTTATTGTAGTGGATTATCTAAACCAAGTGAAACGTTCCAATGCTCCGAGTCGCGGAGGACAATATGACTGGACAGAGCAGATAGAAGTCAGTAAGACTCTGAAAAGTATTGCACAGGAGTATGAAATTCCTGTGTTTGCACCTTACCAAACCGATAGCACAGGTGAGGCAAGATTCGCAAAAGGTATTCTCGATGCAGCAGATGCAGCCTTTACATTAGAGACATGGTCACCAGAAGATGAAGCCATTACCTTTAACTGTACTAAAATGAGAAGTGCTAAGATGGAAGGATTCACCAGTGTAATGGACTGGGAAACACTAAAGATAGGCCCGCAGTCAACTATGAATCCTAAAGAGAAAGAAGCAATCAAAGATAGCCTATCTACAGGAGAAGATGTACATGACGTATTCTAATAGTGATACTCGCGGTTATAACGAAACTACAAGTAGTAAACCTCAGAAGTATAAAGGCTGGTACTGGTGTTGTCAACGTAAACAATTTTACCGTTGGAACGACCTTATGGAGTACCTAAGAAATGACTGAGCACACAGACATGATAAAAGAAAAAGCAATTAAGTTAGAGGCAGAAGAGTGGGGAAACAAAGTAGCCTACATACATGCTAGTAACGGAATTATAGAGACTGCATTTAACAATGGAGTTAGAAAGTTTGAAGAAAACAAGCCAGGTGGCAAGAAGTGGACAGAGGGAACTAAAGAGTCTCCAGAAACACTAATGCAATCTTTTGGTAGATGGCTGGACGACCACCGTGGCAAGTGATAGAATAGGACAAAAGTCCGCAGAATTAGTAGGCGTACCACCCTTTGAAATAAGAGTGGTTACTACTGACTTTTTATTAGAGCAACCCCAAGTTTCACAGAACATAATGAATGTTCCACTGAACGAACCACTGTGCGCTAGTATAAAAGAGAACGGGATTCTTAATCCCTTTCTGCTAATGAAGATGTGGTATCCACTAGCTGGTAGTCAAAGACTAAGAGCAGTGGCGGAACTAAAGAAAGACAATCCAAAAATTAACCTACCAGTAACAGTACATAGGTTTTTAGAGGATTGGCACAACTGTTTTTATCTGTGGCCTGACGAAGAATTTAGAAGTAAAGCTATTGCTATATGGTTTCAAACCCAAGAAGTAGTTTTTAAATCTAAATATTACTCCCACGATAAAGATGTAGATGAAACCAAGATGACCGAGTATGAAGATATCGGTGAACAATTAAAATGGAATAGAGATAATGCTAATAGACGAGATTCTTCTCCTCATAATAGCAGCCATACTGTCTCTACTGGTAGTAGTATTGGCAAGGATATGGGATAAATGAGAGTAGACGAATTATTACAAGAGCAAAGATTAGAATTCAAAGTTTCAGGACGAGATTTTCTAGTCAAATGCTTAAACCCTGACCACGAGGATAGCAATCCAAGTATGCGTGTAGATAATATCACAGGTATATTTAATTGCTTTGCTTGTGGGTTCAGAGGTAATGTCTTCAAGCATTTTGGAGCTGCAGCAAACTTCCTAGAGATTAAGAGACAAAAGTTGAAACAATCTATAGACGAAACGCGCTCAGCAAGTATAGGGTTTGAGTTTCCTAAAGGGTTTGCCCCATATGTGGGTAACTGGAGAGGAATCAAACCAGAAACATATAAGCACTTCGAGGCTTTTATGCATCACGACTCGCACTTCAACGGAAGAGTTGTATTTCCGGTTCGTGATATAACAGGAAAGGTGGTAGCTTTCAACGGTCGACATATGACCATGACTGAGATACCAAAATATCTCATCTACCCTCCACAGGCAAAGCTACCACTTTACCCTTCTACAGTTAACCCTATCAAAGGTAGGGTTATCTTAGTAGAGGGAATATTTGACATGATTAATCTTTATGATAAAGGATTATCAAATGCTATTTGTTGTTTCGGAACACGAAACATAGATGCAGATAAACTTGCAATTCTCAAAATGCAGAATATAGAAGGTGTAGATATCATGTTTGATGGAGATGAGGCAGGACAGACTGCCGCTGAAGAAATTAAAGGGTTAGCAGAAAGAGTAGGACTAACCTCTAGGAATATAAACTTAGGAAACCACATAGACCCAGGCGGTCTACCAGAGATTAAGGTAGCAGATATCAGGAAAAGGTTATATAGTTCTTGACACAGCGTTGAGAATTTGATATAATATATAATAAATAAAGGAATCACATGACAAAAATAGCATTAATAGAAACCAAGACCAGTAGAACTAACTGGGAAGATAGGTTTGACAATAACTTTGAGATAGAGAGATTTGCTCTTTGTTCTGACCACACTAAGAAGAAAGTACTTAAAGCTGACGTAGATATAGATATAGATACGCATGCTTATGACTGGATTATTGTAGTAGGCTCAGAAGCACTCAAGTTTTTTACAAGTGCAAATTCTATAACAGAATATAGCGGTAAGTGTGTAGATGATAAGTATCTACCAGTAATTAACCCTGCCATGCTCTCCTTTAAACCTGAAGCTAAACCCCTATGGGATAAAAGCAAGAAGAACATTATAGACTTTATAGCTGGAAATATAAAAGTACAAAGTTTAGATACGGACAAGTGTTATGGTATTCAGGACACTGAACAGTTCCATAAGTTCTTAGAAGCAGCTATCAGTCACCCTAACAAGTACGTAGGACTTGACTCCGAGACATCAGGACTATACCCTAGAGATGGGCATATGCTTGGTATGAGTATTTCTTATGAGAAAGATCACGGAGCTTACATAGATACCGAGTGTGTAGACGAGAAAGCAGAGCAATTACTACAAGAGTTATTCGACAAGAAGATAATCATTTTCCACAATGCTAAGTTTGACTTGGCGTTCTTTGAGTATCACTTCAACTTTAACTTCCCAAACTTCGAAGATACAATGTTACTACATTACTGCCTAGACGAAGTACCTGGCGGTCATGGTCTAAAGCAACTTGCTATGGAACATACTTCTTATGGAGACTATGAGAAGCCTATGTATGACTGGATTGACCAATACAAAAGACAACATAGAGTACTCAAGGCTGACTTTCAGTGGAGTGCCATTCCTTTTGACGTTATGAAGATATACGCAGCTATGGATGCAGTAGTAACTCTATTAGTATTCGAGAAACTATATCCTCTAGTAAGAAAGAACTCTAAGTTGTTTAGTGTGTACGAAAACATACTTATACCAGGCTGTAGAATGTTAACAGATATTCAGGACAATGGTGTGCCTTTTGATAAGATGCGACTACTAAAAGGTAGAGACTTAATGCAAGATAACATTGATGAAGCAGTTGCAGAACTATACACATTCCCTGCTATCAAGGCTTTCGAAACAGCTAAAGAGAAAGAATTTAATCCAAACAGCACAGTGCAACTTAGATCATTGCTGTTTGATTTTGTCGGGCTAAGACCTACTGGCAAAAAGACTGGTACAGGAGCGGACTCAACAGATGCCGAAGTACTAAAACAATTAGGCGAAGAGCATGAGATACCTAGGCACATTCTTTCTATTAGACAGAAGTCTAAGATTAAGAATACGTACTTAGATAAAATATATCCACAATTAGATAAAGACAGTAGACTGCGTACAGGTTTCAACCTGCATGGCACAACCTCTGGCAGACTATCTTCTAGTGGTAAAATGAATATGCAACAAATACCTAGGGACAATCCTATTGTCAAAGGCTGTATCAAAGCAGCTCCAGGTAACAAGATTGTTGCAATGGATTTAACAACTGCAGAAGTTTATGTTGCTGCTGTGCTTGCTGATGACAAGAACCTAATGGAAATATTTAAGACTGGCGGAAACTTCCACAGCAATATTGCCAAATTAGTATTTAATTTGCCTTGTGAGGCGGAAGAAATTGCAGAATTCTATCCGACACAACGACAAGCAGCTAAGGCTGTTACCTTCGGCATTATGTATGGTGCTGGAGCAAATAAAATATCTCAGCAAGTCACAGCTGACTCTGGTAAACCTTTTACCAAGAGTCAAGCTCAAGAAGTTATTGATGATTACTTTAAGCAGTTCCATAAACTTAAAGAGTGGATAGACCTATCTAGTAAGTTTATTATGGATAATGGATTTATATATGGTGCTACAGGTAGAAAGAGAAGACTACCAAATGTTAAGTCTGATAATCAAGGAATACAAAGTCATGAGGTTAGATCAGGCATGAACTTCTTAGTTCAATCTGTAGCTTCAGATATTAATTTACTTGGTGCTATCGACATGAATGCTTATGTCAAACAGACTGGCATGAAGGCAAAGATATTTGCTTTAGTACATGACTCCATTCTAGCAGAAGTACCAGAAGATGAAGTTGATAAGTACTCAGAAGTTTTACAAAGTTTCATTCAACAGGATAGAGGATTTAGTATCCCAGGAACTCCTGTAGGTTGTGACTTTGATGTTGGTGATGACTACTCGTTTGGGAAGTTTGAAGCCAAATATGATATATGATAAAATAACATTTCCCATATTTACCCTACACACAGATGAGATAATGTTTGTAGATGGTATCTTGTGGATAGAGAACCAAGTACTAGACGATACTAATGTGAAAGAAAAGACATTAGGGCTAAGAAGATTAAAAAGCCCTATGAATAGTATGTATCCTCTAAAGTCTATGATTACTGATGTAAGGTCATACTTGCAACACCAAGGTAAGTTTTATATTGATACTAAGGGAAGATTCTTTAGAAAGAATAAGACAGTAAAAGCTGAGTTAAAGTATCACAAAATAATAAAAATAGAAAAGAAAGATACAGCAAGTGTGCTTTGGGTAAAGGGTTGTAACTACCCCTTCACTCTAGAGAGACCCCTTGCCCCTTCTGAAGCTT